AGTGACGACGATCGTCGCCGAGCAGCGCAGCACTTTGTCCACGCCGGCGACTGGTTCGGGGACCGGTGTAGTCCCCGCCTCTTACACTGCGTCCCGCCGGCTAGGACGAACCGCTTCGATCCGGTAGCGAACGCCCCTTCAGCCAGTCTGGCAATTCCCGGTCACCCGCGTTCTCGAGGATGTATTGACGGATTAGCTTCCTGACCACCTGGGAAGGTGTCAAATCGTGCGCCGCGCACAGCTCCTCGAATATCTGCTTCTTTCGGGGGTCAATCAGAACGGTCAGACGGGCGGTGCGGCTTTCCATATAAGCACATCCAATGTTAATTAAATTATTATTGCAATAATAACAAAAGCGAATACAATTGTTCCTGGATTTGCGCACCAAGCTAACGACAGTCGACATGTCCAGTCTGGACGAGGTCGGAACGTTCTGCAAGTGCTCCGCTCGGTGACTTTCGTGCGGGCTCTCGGAGGTTTGAACCGTATGCTGTTCCCAACCGGTGGTGGTCGAGACGAGCCGTGCTCCACTGAACGAGTAGTCGTTGTCACTGATCCAGTGGGCACCCGCCGTGTGCATCGGTAAGTCAGTGCGGCGTGACGCGGAGCGCCGCGGCGAGTGATCACCACGCACGGCGGCTTCGTCGATCCGACCCGTTGGTTGCATCTTGACTGGATCCTGCTGGTCATTGTCGCGTGGCTGCTGATTGGCGTTGCCGGTGTTTTCGCCTTGCGCCGCTTGACCTTGGTCGCGAGGGTTCTGTTTCCCGCCGGCGGCGCTTTCGGGTTATTGCTGTTCGGCGTCGCCCTGAATTCTGTCTGGAGTTCGCCAGCGGTCGCGGTACTGCCCATCGGGCTGCCGAGTCTGCCGTTCCATTTTCGCCTTGACAGCCTGTCAGCCTTCTTTCTGCTGATTATTGGCGGTGTCTCGGCGGGGGTGTCAGCCTTCGCCGCCGGCTATTTTCGCAAGGGCGAAGGCACGCCGCCCGGTTTGCTGGCGCTCGAATACCACGTTTTTCTCGCCAGCATGGCGCTGGTGGTTCTCGCCGACGACGCCTACGCGTTCATGGTTATGTGGGAGACCATGGCCTTGTCATCGTTCTTCCTCGTTACCGCCAATCATCGAATCGTCGAGATCCAGCG